ATGGGGCCGAAGAGTTCGATGCGTCTTTTGCTAGGGAGCTGGCAAATGTGACCCGTGCTTTGGCAACGGTCTTGAAAGAGGCCCGTGCAATCAACAAAGAGAACGCGGCAGCCGCTGCGAAGTTAGGCCCGACTCAGAAGCGGAAGTTGCTGATGGATTGGTTTGAGAGCCAAGCCTTTGAAGTCCAGCGTTCGATGCTTTGGCAGATGACCCAGATCTGTAACGGGGCCAAAGTCGGAGCCAAGGAGTCATAGGATGATTGGGTATCGCACCGCAGAGGAAAGCGATATGCGGTTTGTTCGTCATTCCTGGGTGGAGAGCTATCGATGTTCCCACTACGCCGGGATGGTCCACATGGAGAACTACTTTCGTGTCTACCATGAGGTCTTAACAAAGCTGCTCGACAGGGACGGAGCCAAGGTCATCGTGGCCTTCAACGAGCACCAGCCCACCCAAATTTTCGGGTTCTGCTGCCATGAGGAAGGGTTCACGAAACCCCTCATTCATTATTGCTACGTCAAAGAAGACTTCCGCCAACTGCCCAAGAAGGATGAGTCCTTCAAGGAGGGTATCGCGACCATGCTCCTTCGAGAGTGCGGAGCTCCTCCTAAAGAACCTTTCTACTACACATTTAAAACCGGCATCTGGGCAAAGCTCTCCCGATGGGGCGCTCCATTTTCGGGCGGGATTTACAAGCCGCTGATGGCCCGGTTCGACAAAGCAGAAGCACAAAACCACGAGCGAGAAACCAAACCAGCGAAAGAAGATAGAAAATGCGCGTAGAGACAGTCGGGTTCATTACCCGGGTTCGCCTTCCTGACGGACGGAACGAAACCACCGTTAGTATGCAGAACCACCACCAGAAGATCTCGTATGACATGACGTTTGATCCCAAGGCGGGATTCGTAACGATAAAAGCAATCAGGGCGCCATTCTGGACGGCCATTGTCCCCTCAACCAACTGCGCCTTCATCCATCTCGGAAAACCCGAGGTTAAGAAGAAGAGCCCCCGGAAACCCCCCGACCCGGTGGAGGCATTACCGCCCGACCCTATCTTAGTTCCCCCAAAACGTAAGATGAGGCCACGGCCTCGTAAAGAAGGAGCACCCTCATAGAAGGTACGTCCTCATACGATGTTTTCCGGGAAATTGCCGACGAGGCAAGGGTTTTCTCGCCAGCCCGTGATCGCGAGAAAGCCACCCAAATCAAATCGCTGCTATTTACGCCCCAGATTGAGTTCCTGGAGGACAAGTCCAGAAGGAAAACCCTTCTCTGCCCTCGCCGTGCTGGTAAATCCTTCTCCGCAGCCGTCTACTTGATGGTTACGTGCCTAACGAGGCCCACAAAGGCCAATTGTTTGTACGCAACACTCACCAAGGGGTCTGCTAGGGGCATTTTATGGCCCTTATTGAAGCTATTCGATGATGAGTACCAGCTTGGGTGTCACTTCCATAATACCCAGCTTATCTGCACTTTCCCCGGTGGTCATAGGCGAATAACCCTAACGGGGGCCGAATCCAGGGCTGAAATCGATAAATTGAGGGGTCAGGCGTACGATCTGGTTGTTATCGATGAGTGTAAGTCCTTCCCGACCGATGTTTTGACCGAATTGGTTCGCGAGGTTATTGGACCGGCGCTGAATGATAACCTGGGGTCAATTGTCCTAATGGGAACCCCAGGCAATGTCTTAACCGGCGTCTTCTATGAAACCACAAAGGGTAACTCCACCCTGATGAGGCCCTTTAAGAAAAGGGAAACGCATAAAGCACGGCGGTGGAGTGGCCATAGCTGGACCATCGCAGAGAATGTTGCCCAGCCGCACCTTTGGGATGCGTGTTTGGCGGATAAAGAGTCCTACGGATGGAGCGATGAGAACCCCATCTGGAGGCGAGAGTATTTAGGGGAATGGGTCAGCGACGATGATGCGTTCGTTTATAAGTACAACCCAGAGTGTCATACATGGGCGAAAGACCCCGACTCAAGGAACGAGTTTGGATTACCCGATGAGCACAAGTGGCAATACCTCATGGGGTGTGACTTAGGGTACGACGACCCGTTTGCGCTTGTTGTGGTGGCCTATTCTGAGACTTGCGACACCTTGTACCAAGTGTACGATTATAAGGAGGCCCACCTAACGGTAGGTGACGTTGCGAGGGTAATAAAGGACACCCAGGCGGTGTTTGGCGAGTTTGAGGTGATGGTTGGTGATAGGGGTGGTCTTGGTAAAATGGTGCTCGCGGAACTAAGCGAACGCCATGAGTTGCATATTGAAGCAGCAGAAAAGTCCGAGAAGCGGGACTACATTGAGCTCCTTAACTCCGACATGATTGAGGGGCGGATTAAGGTTTTGGAAGACTCCGAGCTCGCCCAGGAGATGAACTATCTCGTGTGGGATGAACACGGCCAGAAAGAGGACAGGTCATGCGCGAACCACGTTTGTGACTCCTTCCTTTATACATGGCGCTACTCGTTTCATAATTTCTCTCGTGAGCTGAAAAGACCCGCAGTTACTGGGACGAAGCAGTACTGGGAAGAGAAGTTCAAAACAGAGCGTGAAGCAATCTACGCCCGAAAACGGAACAAGGATAAGGGCGATTACTTCCAATCCCTGGAGGAAACCGCCATCGGAGATTCGGGGTACAGAGATGAGGAACCATGGATAGCACTGTTCTAGATGATTTGAGTGCCGTAGTGGCGTTTATGAGGGAGAACGGCGTGCTCCATTATAGGCAGGGCGACCTGGAGTTAACTCTCCATGCGTCAGCTCTTGAGCCACCCACTGGTGATTTTGACTTTGGCGAGATGGACGTTGCAACCACGCCTGCATCCTACGCCAGCGACTACGACAACCCGATGCTTTACCCGGACGGGAAAGACCCCATCCAAGATCAGCGTGACCGGCTCAAGCAGCAGGATGAAAAAACATTGATAGGACTTAACCAATGATGGAAAAATTCTGGTGGGAAGAGGACGACGACAAGGAAATTTTCGAGGCGGTTATCGCTTACGTGGAGAGCCTTGAAGAGTCCCAACGCTATGTCCATGAATTAAACATTCGGAACGCTCGCCTTTATTCCAACGTTGACCTTTTAGGCTTAGATTGGACCCTCACCCAGCGAGATTACTCTAGAAAATCTTTGGGCAGGGTAACCGAGAACCTCGTCCAGTCTGCGTGTGATACCGCGACCTCCATCGTTGCTAGTAGTAGAGCTCGCGTTACGTTCCAAACGGATGGCGCAGAATTTTCGGTTCAGCGTAAAGCACGTCTTCTGGAGAAGTGGGTTGAGGGGAAATTCGATGAGACTGAGTTCCACAAGCAAGCGACTCGCTGTTTTAGGGACTCTGTTATCTTTGGAACCGGCGCCCTTAAGATCTACGAGCATGATGGCGACATCAAGTGCGAGAGAGTCTTAATTGACGAGCTTAAGATTGATGAGATGGAGTGCCGGTCCTCTGACCCGCGCCAGCTCCACCAAGTGAAGTTTATCGATAAGGAAGTCCTTAAGGCGGAGTTCCCAGACCACGAGCAGGCGATTGACGACTCCACAAAGGAGCAGTACCGCCAATCCAATACACCCTACCGAAATATCGACTCAAACACAGCCGTATGTGTCGAGAGCTATCATTTACCTAGTTCTAAAGGGGCGGGAGACGGGAAACGAGTCATTTGTGTGGATGGCGCGACACTTCTCTCAGAGGCATGGAAGAAACCCTATTTCCCGTTCCTTTTCTATAGGTGGAATGAACCAGTTTGCGGATTTTACGGCCAGGGATTGGCAGAGCAGCTTACAGGCATTCAACTACGGATAAACCAGTTAAATCATTTTATACAGAAGGCCCAGGATCTGATCGCAGTCCCGCGTGTTTTTGTCGATATTGCTTCTAAAAACCTGAAGATGCAAATCAACAATGAGATCGGCGCCATTATCCCCTACCGTGGAAAACCGCCCGTCTTCCACACCGCCCAAGCAGTCTCCCCTGAGATTTATCAATACAAAGAGGCGCTATGGCGCCGTGGTTTCGAGGTCGCGGGCATCTCCCAACTCTCAGCCACATCGAAGAAGCCAGCCGGCCTGGAATCAGCGGTTGCGCTACGTGAGTACAACGACATTGGTGCCCAACGGTTCCAGTATAACGCCCAAGAGTTTGAGAAGCTCGCACCGCAGGCAGCGGAGCGTTTCATTGACATTGCCAAAGACATTCAGAAGCGCGGCGGTGAATGTAAAAGCGTATTCCACGCCAAGAAGTTGGTGGAGAAGATCTGTTTCAAAGAGGCCGCTATCGATGACGGCACCTACAGGATTCGTTTAGAACCAGCCTCTATACTTAGCCGTACCCCCGCTGGCAGAAGTCAGCAGGTTGTTGAGTGGGCACAGGCTGGAATTGTTGACACCGACGAGGCAAGACGACTCTTAAACCACCCCGACTTAGAGCGCACCGCCGATATTGCGAACGCAGCCATCGAAGACATCGAGGCCACCATCGAAGATCTCCTCGACGGGAACTTCGATCCCCCGGAGCCCTACCAGGACTTATCGATGGGGATGAAACGTGTGCAACTCGCCTACCTGAAGGCCCGAAGAGATGGGGCGCCCGAAGAGATCCTGGAGAATATGCGCCGATGGATTGAGAGCGCAGAGTACGAGCTAAAGCTCGCCCAGAAGGAAATCGAAGCCGAGATGATGCAGCAGCAACAAGCAATGATGCAGCAACAGGCGATGCAACAACAAGCAATGCAACCAGCCCAAGAGCAGAGTGGCCCACCCGCCGCTGCTTTGAGTTCCCAATCACAACTTTTGAAGCCAACAGGAATACCCACATAGGAAGATAAAAAATGGAAAACCCAGAAGCAGCAGTAGACGACGGATCCCGGCTCCAAGCAGCAATCGACGCCATAGGTGCAGCCCCAGAGGGAGTTGAAACCCAAGAAGCCCCAGAAGAAGAGAACGGTACACCCCTCGACAGCGACCAGCCGATAACCCCCGGCGAGGACAATGTTGAGGAGTTGGAGGCAGCACCAGAAGCGGAGCCAGAGGAGCCAGTGGAGGCGGAGTCCTCAAAGCTCGCGTCTTTGGCCAGGAGAGAGCGCCGAAGTCGTGAGCAGTCAAAGGAGCGCGAGGATAAACTCGTAGCAAGAGAGAAAGATCTCGATGAAAGACTAAAGAAGGCCGAGGAGATGGAAGGGCGGTTTAGCAGTCTAAAAGACGGCTTTAAGTATGACCCCGTAAGCGCCCTAAAAGATCTTGGGATAGAAGAGGGATACGCAGACGTCGCGTCGGCTCTTTATGATGAGGAGCTCGGTGCAGACGCCCCCGCAGGGAACAAGCAAAACAGAGAAATTCGTGAATTGCGAGACAGACTCAAGAAGTTTGAAGAGGATCAAGTCTCAGCAAAAAGCAAACAACAAGAGGAGCGCCAACAGGCAGAAACCCTGGCGTTCCAGCAAAAATATGTAGGCGAGATGGAGTCCTACATGAAATCGGAAACGAAGGACCTCTCCTACGCGGATGCTTTCTACAGGGAGAACCCCGAGGAAGCTATCCAGGCAATGTATGGGATGGCCTATAACGCGGCGACAGAAGATCCAAGTGCGGTTCTTCCGACACCGCAAGCACTAGCAGAAGCCTTAAACCAAAATTTAGAGACAACTCTCGCGCCAGTGATTGATGCGATCTTAGCAGCGCGAACCACAACCACTGAAGTTGAAACCATAGGCGAAGAAGAACCAATCGCCCCCACAGAAACTAGAACGCTAAGAAACGCGCAATCGCGCAGAACACAAAAACAAGCGCCTGCAAAGACTGAAGAGGAGCGCGTGAGACGCGCCCTCCAGATGCTAAGTGCAGGTTAGGAGATAGAAGATGGCAGCTACATTAACAGTAGGCGCATTTGATGCGATGCTCAAAGAATTATACCCCTCTGGGGTTCCCGAAAACGTGGCCATGAAACGCCACCCCTTCATGAGTATGGTCAAAAAGGTTGACGACTTTGAAGGTGATAACTTGGTTATCCCGATTTACTACGGCAACCCTGGCGGTCGTTCCACGTCGTTCAGTGACGCGGTTAACAACACCTCTTCCAGCCAGTCATTGAAGTGGGCTTTGACCCAAATGAGTGACTATGCAGTTATCGGCATTGACGCTCTTACGATGCG